GCCTCGATGTTGCATCGGCCCTGGGTCACCGCGAGGAAGGTGTGGATGTACTGCTTGTTCCCGACATAGCGGGCGTAGGGCGGCATGATGTAATCGGGCACGATCATGTGGCCGCCGTAGAGGACCGGGATCGGCTGGTCGAGGCGTGCAGTGTTCTGCTGGAAGCCCGTGGACGAGTAAGTCGGTGACGATTGCGGCGTGCCGCCGTAGCCGCTGTTCTGGTTCGTCACCTGCGGTGCCGGCGACGAGAACAGGGACATGATGCCCATGGCGGCGGCGCCGAGCGCCAGGCCGATGCCCGCGGTCAACAGTGAGCCGGCGAGTGTGCCGGCCGCAAAGGAAATGCCAAGAGCCGAACCGAGAACCGGACCGATAATGCCGGCGAGGTACGGTGCCGCCACGGCAATCGCGATCATCAGTACCACCCCGATGATCGCCTGGCTGGCGCCGCCGCCGGCGGGAGGTGTGAAGAACAGGACCGTGTCGGTCTCGCAGATGACGGTGCGCGACCAGTCGGCGCGCTTCAGGGGCTTGCCATTGAAGAGGCATACGGTCGGCCGGATGAACTCGCGCACGCGACGGCCGCCATAGGCGGTCTCGATCCGTCGCACCGACGTGTGCCGCCGCAGTGCCGGCGCACGGCTCACCATGCGGCGCACCGTCATGGGGCGCTTCACGCTGTAGACTTCGCGCACCAGCGGATCGAAGGGGTTGGTGAGATGAACGACGGCGCCCATCACTTCACCTCAGGGCGCCAGTAACTGCGGACTTCCCAGCCGAGCATTTCGAGGTGGGTAAAGGTGTGGAGCCGGGCCCCGCCTTCGGGGCAATGGAGGATCGCCGGCACACCGGCATCGCCGACGAAGATGCCGACATGTGTTGGCACGCGGCCATTCGCCATGAAGGCCGCATCGCCGGCCTCCGGTGCCCCGTTGACCTCGCCCCAGCCGAACGAACCGGCCCAGGCCGGCATGACCTTCGCCGTCGTGCCGCGGCTGAGCGGCGAGGGCATGAAGGGCACGTCGCGGCCAAACCGCTCGCCCTGCACCAGGCGGAAGAAGCTCCAGCAGTCGTAGAGGTCAGGGCCGTCAGCGCCGACCTGATAGCCCAGACGCAGGTAAGGGTCGCTCCAGTGCATCTCTAAGCCCCGACCAGTGCCGGAAATTCCTCGGCTGTGTAGGTTCGCTTGGGAAAAGCGCCGCCGAAGTCCATGTCGATCCGGGCCGTGCACACGCAAGTCAGCAGGTTCGCCTTCACGTCCGACAGGGTGAAGGCCGGAACCGGCAGCTTCTGCGGCACACTCAAGTCACTTTCGAGGTAGGTTCTAACGCGCAACGTCACGGGTCGATAATCCGTCGCCGCGCGGTCGAGCTGCGGGATCAGGTAGCGGCTCACATTGTCGATCTGCAGCTGCAGCTGCGGTTTGGCCGTCGTGTCGATCGGCGCCATCTTCAGCCGGAAGGCGACATTGGTGAACCGCACCGTCTCGCCCGGCCGCACCGGTGCATCCGGTTCCAGGGTCGCATCAACCGGCGCTTCGTTTGGCGTCGCCCACGCCGAGTCGGGCTGGCCCACCTCGTTCACGAACGACGGATGCGCCAACTCCAGGCAGGCGATCGCCACGTCGGCGGCCGGCGCAATCGCGTAGGCTTCCTTCAGCGCTTCCGTCATGCTCTCGTCTGGCATCAGCGATCCCACCGGAAGGCGTTGGTGGCCAGCGCCAGCGTCGCATTGGCGTCGGACCGGTGCGCGACCTGCGCCGTAGTGTTGGTTCGCACCTCGATCGTGCCTCGGGCGACGAGCGAGCCCGCGAGATTGCCCTGCAGGTTCGCGGGCGCAGTGCCGGGTACCGCGCCGTCGGTCTCGCCGGGATACATCAGCCGCGCGTTCACCGAGTTCGACGGATCGCTCAGCGTGTAGCCGAGCTGCACCAGCACCTCGATGCCGACCGGTACCTTGAGCGTCGCCAGCGTGCGGCTGGTCGTGACCGTGGCACTGTAGTCGTTCGCCGGCGCCTTCCAGCCGAACTGGATACCGAAGCCGGAAAGCGCCGCGGTCCAGAAGTCGACGATCGACCCGCCGGAGCGCCGGAACCAGCCGATGAGCCGCTTCTTGTGACCGACGCCCAGCGCCGGCGTCGTGCGGCTGAGCGAGGTGACCGGCTTAACGGTGCCCGTCACGGGATCCTTGTCGAGGAAGATCCAGAAGTCGGCGTTCGTGACCGGACCGCTATCGAGCGTGCCCGTGCCGGTGCCGACCACCGTGTCGATCGCCAGCCCGGTGCCGCCCGCATACTCGATCCAGTGCGTGCCGTCGTCGGACAGGCAGCCGCCCGCGGCGATGGCGATCGTATTCGCACCGTCCTTCGACCAGGTGAGGCCGCGACCGAACTGCCTCAACGCGGGAACGCCTTCGATCCCCTTGGCGGCATCGGGATTGTAGACCGTGACGCTGCCGGCCGAACCAGCCGCGAGCCTGGTCGCACTGCTGCCGTCATGGCCGAGGAGGTCGCCCTTCGTGGTGAGCGTCGTGCCGCCGTCGAGGCCCTTCGTCGTGATCTTCCTGAACTTCGCCGCGTCGAAGGCGCCGCCGGCCGTGTGCGCGGTGATCGTGACATAGGTCTCGCCAAGATAGGTGACGGCCGTCGCTGGCGCGGTCGCCACACACACGAGGCCGGTTGCCCACGCGACCGGCGTCGACCAGGGCGACGGACCGGCGACGCCGTTCTGCACCGCCAGGTCGACCGTTGCGACCAGGTTGGCGATCGTCTTCACCTGCAGGCCGCCGCCGAAGTCGACGGTCGAGCCCGCGCCATTCGCGGGCCCGAGCACCCACGCCGAGACTTTGGTCACCAGGGCGATGAGCTGCGTTACGTTCTCCTGCAGGGACGCGCCGATGCCGGCCATCATCAACTCCAGTTCCAGTAGTAGGGAAGCGCGGGCATTCCATCGACGGTGACCGCGAGATCGGCGATCGCGCCGTACAGAACGGCCGGATCTTCGGTGAGCAGGATCTCGTAGCCGAGTGCGTCGAGTTCAGGGATCTCGCGCACCAGGAGGGTGGCGTTGATCAGCCAGAGATCGCCGCGCTGCTTCGGCGCCGAAAGCTTGCCCTTGAACTGGGCCTCGCAGGTCGCGATGCCCAGTGTGGTGAGCAACGGGATGCCGAACCAGGCGGCGCCCTCCATCGCCCGGTGCTTGTAGAAGCCCTGGAAGAGCATCAGCTCCCACTGGTTCAGTTCCCAGATCACGGTGACCTCGGTCGGCGTCTGCGTGCTGCGGCGGCGCGAGCGGTCCGGGCCGATCTCGACCTCCGTGCGGATCACATTCGGCTTCGGCTCCAGCACGTAGCCCTGTCGCAGCGGCAGCGGGATGCGCTCGGGCCAGAAGACGGTGACCGTCATCGCCGCCCCTGCGGCTGCACGCCGTAGCCGCCCATCAGCGTACCGAGAAACTTGCCATCGCCGCGATCGGCCTTGTCGGCCATCCATTGGTCGACCATCTCGAAGATGATCTCTTCCTGCCAGCCACCCTGGCCGTCCGGACCGGAGTTGCCTTTCTTGGCCTGCAGCGGGTCGCCCTGGTTGATGAGCTTCAGGGTGATACCGCCCCCGGTGCCGCCGCCGCCTCGGCCAAGGTTGAAGCTGTGGCGCGGATCGTCTTCCGTCAGCACTTCCTCGCGGCGCTTGGCGATGATCGGGATTTCGTCTGGCCCCAGCACGAGGCCGCCGCTGTGATAGCGGCGCGCGCCCGCGAACGCGGTCGCCGGGATGGCACTCCTCGACGACACGCCGCCGACCATCCCACCGGTGTGCATGTAGCCGGTCGAGATGGACGGTACCGAAACGCCATAGCCGCCAGTCGACGTTGCAGCCGGACTGGAGCCGCCGCCGCCGAACAGCCCGGAGAAGAGCCCACCCAGATTGCCCAGCGCCGAGCTCGCGGCCGATGCGAGTGGCCCCGTGATGGCCTGCCGCACTGCCAGCCGCGCGAAGTCCGCGAGCGCCGAATTGACGAAGTCCGTCACGCTGAACTTCATCGTCGTCACGGCCTTGACGGCGAAATCCTCCAGCGTCCGCATGCCTGTCGCCATGCCCTCGGCGGCGGCACGACCGGCATTCGTAGCTTCGTCCGCATACTGGCGCAGTCCGGCGATCATGCCGTCCGTCGCGTCGCGGCTCGCCTGCAGGCGTTGCATCTCATATTGCTTGCTGGCCTCGGCCGCGGCCCGCGCGCTGATCTCGCCGGTAGCCTGCAGGTCCTGCAACTGCGCCATCTGCTGGCTGTAGGCCGTCTCCGGATCGAACTGGGCATTGAACTGTGTCGCTGCGCGCCGGCGGTCCAGCTCGAGCTGCTGGCGGGACAGTTGGTCGTACTTCGCGATCTGCTGCTCCGCCGCGGCGACGATCGCGGCACTGCCCGAGGCTTCGGCCTGGGCGCGCAGCTCGACCGCCAGGGCCGCGACACGGTTGGCACGCTCGGCCTCGCGCGCCGCTTCCGACGACACCTTCTCGGCCGACGCCAGCCGCCCGAGCCCTGCGATCTCCTCCTCGTAGGCGCGGTTCTTTTCGGCCACGGCGGCGACCGTGGCCGCGGCGTTCTTCTCCAGCGTCTGCTGTGCCACGTCGGCCGCCGCACCAGGAGCGATCTGCCCCTGCTCCTCGGCCGACCGTGCCGCGCCGATCGCGGCGGCCTTCAGCCCTTCGGCGCGAGACTTGCCATAGGCCGTCGCCACTTCGAGCGCGGCACGGGCCTCGGCGCCGAGCAGCGCGATCTGTTCCTGCGTCGCGGTGGACTGCTGCTGCTGCGCATTGGCCTTCGCCTGGTCCGCCTTCCGCCGGGCCGCGTCTTCATCGTCGCCGGCTTCCTTCGCCGACCGGTACATCTGGACCCATGCGCGCTCGGCGGCCTGCAGGTGTTGCGGCAGGCGTGCGATGCGCTGGTCAAGATCGAGATCCCGCTGGAGCTTCTCACCGGCTGTCGACAGCGACGCAAGCTGGCCATTGATGGTCTGCAGCGCCTGTTCGGCCTGGGCCAGCTGGCTGGGCGAAAGGTCGCCGCGATCGATGAAGCCCTGGATCTGTGTGCGCTTGCCTTCCAAAGCGCGGCGCTGGGTCTCGATCGTGCCAGCGCTGGCGAGAAGGTCCGCCATCTCCTTCTTCTGACGCTCGATCTCCGCATTAACCGTGGCGGTCTGTTTGGCCGTGGTTCCGGTGCCGGCGTTGCGAAGATCGTTCTCCAGCGAGGCGACGTTGGCGCGTAGATCCGTGACGCGCTTCTCGGCCGCCTTGATGTCGGCGTCGATCGTGAGCGGCTTGATGGCCTGCCGCGACTTCTCACGCAGCTCGGCCAGCCGGTTCTCGGCATCGGCGAGAGAAGCGCGCTCCTTGTTGACGTCGTCCTGCGTCAGTCCGTTATTGCCGTTCGGCGACGCGCCTGGAATCGCTGGCGGACCGCCGACCAGCATCGCGGCGCCTTTGAGCACCTGCGTCCCGGCCCACATCATGCCTTGGGTGACCTGGGCCTTGCCGATCTTGTCGTAGAAGTCGGTCCACGCGTTCCCAAGCTCTTTCAAGTACTTCGTGGTCGGCGAGATACCCTGCTCGTTCAGCCCCTTGAAGCGCCGTTCAGTCGCTTCGAGCAGGATGTTCGCCGCCTCGCGCTTCTTGCCTTGCTCCTCGAGTACGCGGATCTGCTCCAGCTCCGAGGCGGTCAGGATATTGTACGCCTGGTCGAGACGACGCGCGCCGGCGACCGTGCCGTCCAGCGAGCGGTTGAAGTCGGCTGCGGCGGCCGGCAGCTCCTGGCCCTGCACGCGGGCGAGATCGCGTGCCAGGCCCAGCGCGCGGAACAGATCCTGCTCGCTGTCGAGGTTCGGATTGGCGATGAAGGTGCTGAGCGCTGACCGCGTCTCGGCGCGATCGCCGCCGGCCCGTCGGGCTTCGAGCTTGACCAGGGCGTCGAGGCGCTCGGCCGTCACCGAGGCGATGTTGCCCGTCGCCTGAAGTTCGATGTTGAACTGCCGTTGTCGCTCCGCACTCGCGGCCGCAGCGGCCATGCCGGGCCCGAACAGGGCGAAGAAACCCGCGGCCGCGGCGCCGGCGATCAGGAAGCCACGAGGGATGGCGGCGATCGTGTTCGCGAGACC